TTACCCTTTCGTCGTGCCCGGGCGATCCTTAAAAGCTAGTTCAAACAACCCGGTTGCAGATAAGCCTGCAAGACCCCCAGCCCAAAGGCGAAGCACTAAATCAAGTTCGGTAAAAGGATACGCTACTACGCCGATGAACAAACCTATCAATAGTCCGATAATCGGTACTGCATTACGCGGGATGTTGATACTATTTTTGACCAACTGAACCAGTGCCAGTACGAATACTGCTAATATAGAGGCGAACGCCATAACATCATCTAAAATTGTTCCAGTTTCCATCCTTTTCCCTCCTTAGTGGGTACTTGTAATCTCAACCGTTCGAGTCGATGAATCATAACCTACCTGAGCACCCAGCGCTTCTGCAATAACACGTACAGGGACGTAGGTGATGCCTTTTTCAAGCACTCCATCTGCAACCTTAACCCCGTTAACCTTTACGACAGCAATAACATCACTCTTCAATTCTTCCTCCTCCTTCCGATTGATGACCTTATACGCTGACTCCACCGCAGCTGTTGAGGGCTTTGTCCCTGCTCGTAACTGTGTGAGTGTTAACCCAAACGCCATTTGAAAATGGGGGTAATCCTTGAAGCTTGTCCAGTCGCCTCCCCACTCGAAGCCCAGCCCTTTTGCCTCCTTCACAACCTCCTGCCAATCTGCGATCTGGTTGTTATTTCCATCCCAGCACATATCCCAAGACACACTAGATCCATTCGGCAGCAAAAGAGCAAAATCTACGGCCAATCCAAAATTGTGATAGCTAAATCCGCCACGTGCATTGGTGACAATAGCTCCGGGCTTAGTTCGTCCTTGTGCGTATAGAGCATCCTGCTCGGCGATTGTGCGAAGTCCCTGCGTAATGAGAATGGGGATGTTGAGTTTGTAGCAACGTTCGATTAAAGCAGTAGCAGCGGAACGTACTACGGGGTGTAGGTTGGTTAGGCGTTTACTTGATTTTTCTTTGATTTGGGACAAAGTGAGCATCTATACCCCTCCTTTAAATAAAAAGGCAATAATAGCAAAGATAGTTCCCGCCAGAACGTATTTAAGTAAATCGATAAACACTTTTCGTTCGCTCTTGCTGTCCGTCTGGGATTGTTGCAATAGCTGGAACACACGTGAGTCCAATGTATCCCAACGTCTCATGATCTCATTAAATTGTATTTTCATTTCTATCGTTGATTGTTTAATTTGCTTCACATCTTCCTCATGGCGTGATTGTTTTTCTTTTAATAATACAAGCTCATTGTTAAAACTTAGATATTCTGTTTCAAATCTAAAAATCTCGTCTTGGATGACTACTAGTCTATTTTCAACATCTTCTAAACGGTGCTCAATGGGCGCTGCTTCAGCATCGCCTCCTCCTGAGTTCACTCTCACAATGGTCATATAACAGCCCCCTTCTAAAGTGATAAATAAAACAGCCCCCGTAGCAGCTACGAGGGCAAAATAAAAACGCCTACTATATGGCGCTATCTGTAATCTCTTCAGCTTGTTCAACCGTTATCTTTTTAGAGGTAACAAAAACCTGTACCTGCTCCGCAGTATACAATCCTGCGTCAAAGTATCGCTTAACCAGTGCGTACCAGTTCATTTACAGTACACCTCCTTCCACAAGTCTTAGAAGTAGATTCGCTTGTTCTTGCTCAGCTTGATCCAAACGAGATTGAGTCGTTGCTAGTTCGAATCCTATGCCAGCACTCTCTAATTCAAGATTTTTTAACCTTTCGGTTAAAGGCTCTTGATACACAGGCTCTTGTGGGTACTCAGGCTCGGTGTTAGGGTCAGGATAACTGAACTCTAATTTCTTAGTATTAACGTTTACGCGGTATCCATTGCATTCTGCAAAATCTTGCTTATATTCTTCATACTCTAGTTGAAGAATTCCAACCGTTTCAGGTACGCGTTCACTCAGCGCACGATATGCAGCAAAATCCTGATCTATAGTTGTCTCAATAACATCACCGGATCTCTCTCCGATATCTTGAACAACATAACCTGTTGTTAGTTCATAAAATATTTTTCGTCCAATTTGCATTGTATTACCTTCCTCCCTCTTAATTCCACGCCGCCCATACATATTCCTGATAAGGCATTGTGTTTGGACTATACTGTTTATCTACCGAAAATGAACCTTCATAAAACGATATAATCAACGGAACGTCTTGCCCCATAATATACATCGCTTGTATTCCCATTCCAATAACAGGGTCTAAATAATAGATAAACATCGAACTCCAACCAAGACCACTATCAGGGTTATGTTTCATTGCGATCCCTGTTGGTCTGAACCCTAAACCACTCACATTAACAACCCCCCCCGTAACTAGTGAGCCAGAAGCAAATTGTTTCGGCTGCAATGTGCCTTGCACCCCATACACCCATGTTCCGTTTCGAATATTAGATGCAATTATATTACTATCTGCCCTAGCCTGTGCAGCATTCACTACTATTTCGGGTATTCCTGTGCCCCCATTATTTAAATACGCGCCTCTTGGAATGCGAACCCATAAATTAATTCCGTCCCATGTCGTACTTACTGATGAAGCGCTGGCCGGTTGCTGCACAATCGCACCGTCAACGCCAAATATCGTCTTGCCTTGTAGAATGTTAGAAGGTACAAAATTAGGGTCACTTGCAATAATAGCACCAAAACCACCTGAATTTAATCCGCTTTTATAGTATCCGGTTTCAGGCTCTAGTACTAGACTACCAGACCAATCCCCTTTCGCACTTTTTGCGGCTTTATAGCCACTCGCAGGGGCTGAAGAAAAGTCGGGAATAGCTCCATCTACGCCAAATATCGACTTGCCTCGTAACCAGTTAGCTGTGTTATAGTTAGTGTCTTTAATATTTATCACAGTAGTTCCGTCGTTATATGCCTTAACCGGAGTAACGTCCAGATTTCCGTTGTAGCCCACTACTTTAGCAGGTGCCGCCCCTGCTGCCGCTGTGGGTATCGTCCCCGTCACTAGTCCGTTATCTTGTCCTACTGTGTAAGGCGCTAGCACCTGGGCTGCTGTTGCTGTTCCATATTCACCTCCTTCACCCTGTAAGATAAAAGCCGTGCCATCATATACAACCGTGTAAACTCCGTTCAGGGTAAGTATTGCCGCATTTCCATTGGGTTTCTTGATTGCTTTGGCCCCTAATGTATTAGGATTGAGTGTAGGATTAGCTCCGCTATCAATGTGTGTTTTGAAACTAAATTTCAGTCCTGCTATCAGCGCCGTAGGTGCTGGGCTAAGTGTAAGAGTATATGCGGTAGCTGCACCAGCCGTAGTACCAAATCCAGTGTTGTTATTCAATAGTGTCTTGTCCACAGCAGACATCAAGCCATTTGTAGAAGTTGTAGCTACGGCTGTACCGGCTTTCGCATTCCACGCCGTCTTTTCAGCATCTGTAACAAAACGATTACTCGAATCTTGAGCAATAATAGTTGGTGGGTGAGTAGCTGGGTGAGTATAGTTGGTTGCTCCCGTAGCAATCCCCGCCAGCTTCGTTTTCTCAGCTGCGGTGTAGTCGTTCGTAGATAGCTGTTTGCCCGTAACTTTATCGACCTTACCATTCACTGCATTATCCAAAATGTCCATATTCCCGTTCAGATCGGCAATATCAACGATATCTGTTCCCTCTGGCTTCTTTAAGCCCAAATTTCCTGTGGTTTGCATATGTCACTCTCCTATCTATAAGTTCTTAATTCGTTCCATGTTTTACTGTGAGCACTCTCCCAAGTCAAGGCTTTAACAGAGTCCCACCAGGTATAGCTGAACACAAATTCATAAGCTAAATGCGCAGGTTTAATCTCTTCGATGATTTGAATCAACCCTGCCATATTCGGAGGAATCCCCAGTGTACTCACAAAATGAATCTCAAAACGGTACTCCTCAGGCACTTCCTTTACTTCAACCACTCCACCTGAAAAAGCTGATGCCGTCCGCTGAATCATCTCCGGTGTGGTGGTCCCATTTCCACGCAGCTTTGCCTTAATCATCTCTCGACGAGTGGCATAAGACTTGGATGGATCGCTGCTGAGTCCAAGTTCGGATTCCCAGCGACCAAGGCTCACTGTAGCCGTTTCAATAAACGCCTGATCCAGTACGTCAATAGTGCCTAACCTCAGTCCACCAATTTCTAGCCCGATAGTCTCCTGAAGCTTCTCCATTTCGCGGACATCCTTATAATAATCCGGCAAATACTGCATTAGATCAGGCGCCTCGACTTCACCCGGATGGCTCAAATCTTTATCTGCGGAATATAGCAATTCGCTGTATAAAGAGCTGCCGTAAGTCATCCTCTACACCCCCTTTAGTTGATTCCAGGTTAGGGGGCCTTTGGGCAAATAGTCATGTGTATGCGCCGCTGGAGGGAATACCGTTGGTTTACCCGCTACCCCCGCCCAAGCTACACTATCCGCTTGTTGTGCAAAATCCACCTTGCCATTGTTATTCGTATCGTAAATGCTTTTCAGCATATCCCCGGTACTTTGCGCGGCTACCAGTAAGACATTACCAGCAGTAGAACCAATGTACAGCTTGCCACTGTCTGTACAATACCCAAGCTCACCAATAGCCAGTGCTCCAATGGCGCTTTCCAAGCCGCGGCGTATTTGAATCAATGTTTTTAGAGCCATTGTCCCGCCCCCTAGAATGTTCCGCCATCAATACTGGCCACGGTAAGTTTATTGCCATTCGCAGCATCATAAACGATACTGCTTCCATCCACACTTACAGCTATACCAGCTGCATCCACGGTGATTCCTTTTCCAGCGGTAACCGCAATCGCGTCTGCAGTGACTGTGATCCCATTGCCCGCACCAATGTTCAACGTCACAGTATCGGCCTGCCCCCCACCAATCAGCCCGCTCCCGGCTGTAATGGTCTGGAGTGCACCACCGGTACGTACCCATGCGCTGCCGTTCCAGCTGTAAATCTTCTGCTCATCATCGACGTAAGCGGTCCAACCGACGGCAGGAACATAAAATACCCAAGCGGCAGATTGGTATTCAACAATTTGATTCGTTTTGCCCGCCCATACCCCGGTTGCCCCTGCTGGAATAATATAACGATCACCCTCAACCGGACTGGCAGGTGGAGCCAGCAGGTTCTGGTCTTTTACCGATGCTTGCGGTTCGATGTTATGCTTAGCCAGCTCAATTTCATTTTTAATCTTTTGCGCAGACCACAAGTCTGTAATCGTAGTCCCTGCATCATTGATTGTCCGGTGCTTGGCCACATCATCAATGTGAGTCTTGATCTCAGCGGCAGTCTTTACGTTTGTGCCATCCGATACTTTATTGATATGTCCCGCACTAATATCCGCTTTAAGCACCTTCGCATAGGTTGCTCCATCAGCGATATCATCAATTGTACCTGTCAGATCGGTAAGCTTCTGCGCATTCACCCGCCGCCAAGCTGCCCCATCATCAAAATATAAATATCCGCTATTCGAACCCGTAGTCACGTAATACAAACGACCAACGGATCCTGCAACCGGACGCGAAGCTTCTGGCCCTGACAGCGCCCTGCCGACCATGGAATTGGACGTGCCGTCCCCAATATAAACTTCCTTAGTATCACTGCAAAAACCAAGCTCACCTGCCTTCAACACGCCATAACTCGTTAGCTCAGCCTTTGTACCCCGCTTTATTTGTATGGTCTGTGCCATTTTACACCTCTCTTCTAAATAATCCTCCGTCAATCTGGCCCTTGTTCTTATAACGCTCTATTTCAGTTTGGACAGCGGTAAGACTCACCTGCAAACCGTTAATATCCTCTGCTTCAACCGTATCGCCGGGGGTTTCGTAAGTCACATATACCTCAGGCACATCGGCAAAAACCTTAATCAACCGCCGCCAGGGCGCCTCATCCGGAAAAGACACAGTGAAATTGCGTAGCTCGATCCCGGAATACTGTGACCCCGTGTACACCGCAATGGTCTGATTATTAATATTGTCATGCGCTAGAAGACCACTGTAAACGCCATTTACAAGCGATAATCTCTCTTCGATAACGTAGCTGCTACCGTTTGCTTTTTTATTAAGTTTTTCTTGAAAAGTATCAATTTGCTCTGGATAACCCATGCTACACCTCCAGTAGAACGTTACCGAACAACGGTACTTCTTCTTCGTTCAACATCACATTGCCCGCTCCACTGTTCAACTTCAGCTCTGTGTAATCCGCGACTCCTTCAGTAGCAAGCAATAATGCCCCGATGACAGACTGACTGATATAGGTTGCTGAAAAAGCCTTCTCCTTGCGATATTTCTCAAGCATCACCTGAAAGCCTTGGTTTACAGCTTGCAGTGCATAGCCAGAAGCAAGGGTTACCTTGGCGCTTATACTGATGTTTTTGCCCGCAGCCGGCGCCACGGTCACAACAGCCCCTACCGGTGCTTGTCCCTCACCCGCTCCTGAGACCGGATCAATATATTGCTGCACCTGAGCCGCCAACAGCTCGGATGCAGGTTTTTTTTCGGCGTCCACAATAATCACCTTCACAGTTTTAGGACCTTTCCATAATGGAAAAACACGTGCACCTCCCACACCCGAAACTTGCAGTGCCCACTCCATATAGTGATATTTATTTCCGCTAGTAGCTGGGCGTCTGGCTGAATCCAAATAACGCTGGCGTAGCGCATCATCCGTTTCAATGTCCTCCCCAGGGATCAGAAGAGAAGCTATTTCTCCGCGCGCGAGGTCTGAAATATAATCCACTGGCAGTAAAGAGCCAAAATATCGATTTCCTTCTTCTCCAGCGGTTTCACTTTCCAAGCGATACACTCCAGGAGATAACTTCTCCACAGCCGTATAATTCAGCATTTCGAGTGAGAAGCGGCTGCCGAGTGGAACATCCAGCAATCCCCCATCCGCCTTATAAAAAATCCCTTTCAGCTGTGCCTTGCTGGCTTCACGCCTTACAATGCCTGACCAGGAGATGCTTCGCTCCAAGTACTCTCCGGTAGCCGTATCTGCAAAATACAGATTATTATTCACATCCAGCTCAATATACATCTGTGCCAACTCAGCGGCCGCTGGAGCCAATGCGTCATAAATGATGCTGCCCTCGCGTTTATCCAATCCTGATGGAATCCGGTCCAACATTTGCTCTAAAATAGCCTCATACGTCTGATCCTCATACATCCTCATTCCACTCCTTTCTCAGCTGAAAATTTCCGTAACGTGTGACGACCTTGCAGTCAAAAGTTAGATTATCTCCGGTAAACGAAACTACAATATTCTCTAAGCTAAGGATTCGTTCATCCTGAAGTAGTGCCTCACTAACGATACGTCTGATTTCAGCTCTAACCAGCAGCCGATCCTTGCCAAGCACCAACCGCCACTCTGTTCCGTAATCTGAACTGTAAATCAGATGTTCAAACCGATCGGTTCGCAAAATTTTTGCCGCTGCCTGTTGAACTGCTTCTAGTCCATCCGTTTGGCCTGTAATCCTTCTTCTCTCCCAATCCATTCGGTACGTAAGACTAGGACTTTCCCCACGCTCAAGGTTGACCTCCCCCTCAAGCAGGGCCGTTATCGGTCCAGCTTTTCCAATCGCCGGGATCATATCGGGCTCACCAGCCGATCTAGAACAATGTAACTTTGTCCGCCCTGCATTCGAACCATTAATACGCGGTCCCCACTCGCTAATCCCCGCCGAAGTATTACTTCTTTGCCCTCGATGGCGATCTTGCTTTCCATTACCGATTCAGGCAGCACTAACGCATTCCCCGATAAAATAAACCGCTGATCCACCTGGATCTGCAAAGGCGCTGCCTCCGTTACCGTTCCATAAGAAAAAGCCACGGGATTTGTACTTCCCACGGCTCCTAGACTTGCTTTTTTAATAATATCTAACATCATTTCTACACCACCTTAATATCGAGGGACATTGTATGCTCCCCTCCAGAAATCTTATGGCTGCATTGGTCTACCAGAAACAATTGAGTCTCGAATTCATCCAATAGGACATAAATGAAATTGCCTGCTCTTACACGCATATCACCAATCGCCTGTACGGAGAGACTGAGCTTTTCACGGTTGTGCATTTTCAGTAAATTGTTTGCCTTCTCCTGAATTTGGGCAGCATTCGCTTTGTCATCAGCCTTCTGATACAAGTGCAGGATACCCCAGCGTTTCACATTGTCCTTGTCACTAACCGGATAGAAATCACGTTTGCCCGATGCCTCGTTATCCTTGTACAGAAAAATCGTGTTGTACGTATCGTCATCAATACTTTTTTTGAGCGAATAATCGTACAGATAATGACCCGCTCCGAGCACCAGGTTAAGCAGCATAGAATCCGGTTTACGCAGCGTCAGCTTCCCAAAATCATCGTAAAAAGCCATCAACCGCCCCTTATACTGAAGCTCACTGCCGATGGCTCCCATAATGATGTCCAACAGCTTTTTGTCATCTTCAATTAAAGAAGGAATCCGGTACTCTGTCTCCTCCAGCACACCTATCTTTAATCCGTAGTCCGTTGTTATTTTCTTGATCACATCACTAGCCGTAACATCCTGCAAAACATAACTACCATTGCCCAGCAAATAACGAATCTGATCATAGGCAGTCAGCTTAATCTCCTGATTCGAGCCGGTATCAATGCTGAACACAAATCCGTAAAATACATCCACATTATCTTTACTGAACTGAATAATATCACCGTTGCTGATCCCGAACTTTGGGAGCTGATAGATTCCGCTGTCCACAAGCGTTAGCTCTAGCGTTGACGGTTTACCTGACCGTGCGGTTTTCCAAGAAATATCTGAGACGATGCCAGAAATATCCCATAGATTCCCTTCTTTATTCTTCACTAGCAGTTCCATAACATCCTCCTACGGCAGCTTGATGACTTTACCGATGGGCAGCTTTTTCAGCTCACTATCCGGAATGCCATTAAGCTTCTGAATGACTTTGTACTTCGAGCCATCTCCTAGGTTTTTTTGAGCGATGCTCCATAGACTGTCTCCAGCTTTTAAGGTATAGGTAGTAGGCTTTGCTTTTTCATTGGCCCGCTTCTGTTCTGCCTTCACTTCACCTTTGACAACCTTCACAGCTACCGCCTGATAGAATACGTATTTTTTGAGAGATAACGAATATTCAATATCCCCTGACGTTCCCGCACTAAGCTTCCAAGTGAAACCTTCAATGCTCATAGCCATATTCACAGCAAAATCAATTTCTAAAGATCTATCCTCACTAATTGAAGATTCCTCTAGCCATTTCTGCGGTTTGTTTAACTTCTTTTCATCTTTTTTTGTATCATCGGGATACCTCACACCAGAGAACACAAACCGAATAGGCCGACGACTCCTCATCCATTTCTTAATAAGCTCCACATATTCAAAAGGCCTTTTCAGTCCATCCTCTTGCACCAATACGAACGGATACCTTTGTGCCGGGAAAATACTTTCAATTGTGATCTCCGTAAGCTTCGGATAAGCAATCGTATTGATCTCACCCAAATCGATAATGGTATAGCTTTCTCCATCTCCACTCTCCTTGATTTCCAAGGTCTCTGGATTGACTGGCAGCCGGATTGCATCCTCCTGATTATTAAAACCCAAAAAAATCCCGTACTCTTCCACGTTACGTATACACCCCCTGCGCCGTAGAGACAAACTCCTCGTTCAGCTTTTGCCCGATCTTGTTGATAATCGTATCAATGTCTCCGGCATTGTTAATATTCCCGGTCGTCACCTGCACCGTCGGCGTAAGCTCCACAAAATTCTGAATCGCCTGAATCTCGGCCAGCTCGCGCAGCATTTTCAGATCATCACTGGAGATGTCTACGGTGTCGTTGATGGAGCCGAGCTCGTTCACACGGTTGACGGTGTTCAGATTATTGCCCTGAGTAGCTAGTAGACCTGTTGAATCCATTGATTTTGTACTGCTGATCGGATTCAACATATCCTTCACTTTTTCAGTTGCATCGCGCCCTTTGTCCATCAACTTGTTCGTGGCATTCTTTCCTTTTTGACTGGCGCTATTAAAACTATCTTCAAGATTAACGTACTCGATCTTAGCAGTCTTTTGCTCTGGAAAATTATCAGCGGTAGGAGCAAACGCCTTAAAATTTTGCCGGTATTTATCGATCATATCGCTTGCCGCATGAGGAATTTCCGGCTCCTTCCTCTCAACTTTTAGTTTACTTATCCCCAATTCGTCGAAGAATGGAATATGACTTAAAGCCTCAATCATGGAATTAAATTTGTCTAGTACCCAATTGATTGCTTTTGCCATTACCTTCATGAATCCCCCGGCAAAGCCCTCTGCTCCAACTGTCATATTGTAAAGAACATTAAGGGCACCCATACCCAGATCATATAGCAGCTGCTTCATAAAATTGACCGCTTCATGAAATTTATTCACTATATAATCCCATGCAGAGATAGCTGCATTCTGTATAAAAATCCAAATGTTATCCATCACTGCGCTTAACCATCCAAATGCTCCCACTATAGCTCCAACGACATCCCCCGCAGAAATACCTAACATTTGAAAAATATAAATAAGAACAGCTATTACAGCGATAACCACTAAAATAGGCCAGTTTACTACCAACCATGCTGCTGCAAGCTGATACGCGGCTGCTACAAGTAGAGCCACTTGTACGATCATAGCTACGAGATAGACAATGGCTATCGCTTCAAGGATCGGTTCAATCCAAGACCAGTTCTCCTGCACCACTCCAACCAACCATAATAAGCCATCCACTACCATGCCAATCACATTAGCAATGATCAGAAATCCATTAGCCATAGCATCTATAATCGGCATAAATTGGCCTGAAGTCAGCGCATTGTTCAAGGTATCCATCACTGGCCTTAGGGCACCCATTGCTTTCTCACCGATTTTCCCAAACGCTGCATCGGTATTCTTATTCAGTTCATTCCAGTCTTCAATATCTCCTGGTTTTGCCGCAGCTTTTACAGCTTTCTCCCCAAAAGACTTTACGGCATTAAATGGCTTTACCACATCAACTGTCTTGAGAAACTTCATAATTCTTGAGTCAGGAGTTGGTGGGGATGGTGGAACCGGAGGTTCCTTTTTCAGATTAATTTTGGGCTTGGGGATCGGATCAGCCTTAACCTCAGGCTTTTTCTCCTCTTCTTTCTTTTTCTCCTTCGCTTTTAGCCCTTTCCACCACTCTACCTTTTTCGCCTTTTCTTCTTCTTCAGCCTTACCTTTTTGCACACTTGGGGAGTTATTCAATGTTCGAAGCGCTAACTGTTGTGATTGTCCCGCTTGTTGGCTTTGCTCGATAACTATATCTCTGGAAACTATGACCTTAGGAGGAAGTCTCTTAAAACCTTCAAGCAGCGTATCATTGATGTCCTGCAAAGATTGGTTCACTAGATTCAGAGAACGGCTCATCTCATCGCTTGACCGCTTAACAACTACCTGCACTCCCTTGACCAATCGATTAACGATATCCAGATTGCTGTTCACACGAACACATTGTTTATTAACACTCTTCCAAATTGCCAGAGATTTCATCGGTAGCATTACGGCTTTAGATGCGTCTATCTTCATTCTCTCACCCCCTAACTATCTCTTCCTCGCCTTACTCCGTGCCTGATCCCGCTTCTCCTTCTCCACACGAACAGCAATCATCGCATATATTGCGGCGCGTTCGCGGGAAGACAGCTTCATCAGCTCATGGGGTAAAATGCGCAGCTCATGGAGGGCGTAATAAGCAAAATTAGCTTCACTATCGCCCTCGTTGATTAGTTTTTTACTTCATCCACCAGCTCGTTCATGTCCGTGCCAAAACCATTTAAGGCCTGCACCCGCTCACCTAACGCCGCGAATTCACCCGGAAGCAGCATTTTACGCAGCAGTGTCTCAGCGCCAAGTACGCCATAAGAACGCTGCAATTCAGCATTTTTTAGATCCGGATGCACTACACTTGAGGTCATCAGCTTCGCCATATAATCGTTAGGCTCAATTTCAGAGGTATAGACTCCGTTTTTACCTTTGACTTTGCGGGTTGCGGCCTTGCGGCATTCCTGATTCTCATCCTCAGTCATACTGCGCAGCTTCCAAGCTACCGCATTTCCTTCCTTATCCTTAAAACGCTGGGATACTACAAACTCCTCGGTCGTGTCACATGCTACATTTTGGGCAAAAAACAAACTTAATTCGCTCATTGTCTTCCTCCTAGAATTATTTATTTAGATGCTTCTCCTGCTACTAGCTGCCAATAGACAGAGAAGAGACCCGCCGCTCATTCTACGTTCGGGTCTTGCTTGCTCCAATCTATCTAGTTGTCTTAATTAAAGCCCGGAACCTGCCGGAGCACCAAAAGCTTGCACAATCTGCACATCTTCAAAGGTAAAGCTAACTTCTTCTTCCAGAGCGTCTGACTCTGTATCGAGTGAGGCCATGATGACGCTATCGAGGTTCACCCCTTTTAGAATAATCCGTTGTGCCCCCACGCTGGACGATGGATCTTCGTTCGTAACCTCAATATCGAAGTACTGATCAACACCCGTATTCATATAATCAAGCATCATCTGGCGGAAACGACTAGTCATATAAAAAATCGTCATCGAACCGCTGCCCGACCATCCAGTCGCTTTATGCTGAACACCCCGGCGGCCCAGTGTTTTCACCTCTGCCTTTGTTTTTTCTACTGTAGCCTCAAGAGTTTTCACATAGAACATCTCTTCGGTTTGCGTACCAATCACAGCATAAGCACGGCCCTCCTGGCCGGAAATCGTATCACTAGCTTTTAAAAATGCCATCTTAAACCACCTTCACTTTCATATATACTTTTTCTACGGAATCTACCGGTTTCACAGCCACATCCAGCACGATACTATCACTATCTGCACCAGCCACAACTACAACATCTGTCTGCGCGTTAAAGCCCTCAATCGCACCCATATCCTGCAAATCATTCATATAAGTCGCACACTGCGACCAGAAAAGAGCACGGCCATCTTCATTATTCGCGACCTTACCGATATAGTAGTTCTCAAAAATACGCTTCATATCATTCGCAATTCCATCCAGCACGCGCAGTACACGATTTTTGGAGAATGCTTTGCCTTTGTCCGGTGAAAACGCGGTAAATGTATTGATATCCTGTTCCACCACAGCCCGTCCGCCACTGTAAGTAAAGATAAGCTCTCCTTTTAGCAACGCAGCAGTAGTCTCAGAATGACTAAGTCTTACATCAGCATCCACCGAATCATCATACCCCTGATAAGTCAGCGATTCATTAACAGCTGCTGCTGCTGTAGCACCAGCTACCCAAGCAACGGCATTGACGTTATCAATCGTAGTTCCGTCGCTCAGTACTACCCCATTATTCACGCTAATCACACCTTCATGACCTGCAGCCGCATAATCGGATAGTACAGCCTGTATCTTTTTCCCTTCTGTATCCCGAAGCCGTCTCACAAAAGAACTGTAAAGTGCCTTCAGAGCACTATCCTGCGATACTAGACCCACGGTTTGGAATTCCTGCACCTCAAGAGCAGACAGGAAGTCACTATGTGCTCCATTCGTCACGGTTCCGTTAGCCCCCCCTGTAAGCGGCATGCCTGCAATTAGCTTCAAGCCTTCTGCACCATTTTTCTGGAATTGAACATAATCGTTCGCGACCAACTCCTCAGCCGTTCCAACCGTTTGCTTATTCAGTTCGGTTCCATTAAGCAACGTCTTTACATCAAAAAGAGCAGCATTCTCTATATTTTTCTCAATCACAATCGAAAGAGCATTTCCGCGTACACCGCCATATTTAGCTGTTACCTGGAGGCCGTTATTTGTGACTGCCGCTTTAACGCCTTCATTCAATCGATAGAGCAGCAAGGTTCCCGCCCGTTTCAGCGCTTCACGCACTGGCAATAGAGTTGGATGTTCCAAATCAACTCCTAGCAGCTTATTCACATCATCCTGCGGGGTAATCTTCATGATTACTCCCGGTTCTCCCCAAGATAGGGCAAGCGCCAATGCCGTAATCCCGCGTTCTCCCATTTTGCCGATGGCACCTTGATTTGATGCTACATTTACGTACACCCCAGGGCGCACCTTATTTTGCGTTGTCCATGTTCCGCCTGCCATTAGTTCATTACCTCCTTATTTTTGAACAATCCCATAGATTGCTTTGCTTCTTCGAGCGTATAGTTCTTACCATCCTGCAAAATAACGTTCAATATATCCTTTTCCCTCAGCGTAAAAAGTGAGGAATTCACAATCTGTTCCTTACTAAACCCATTCCCGTTACTCCCTTTAGTACTCATTTTAATCGTTCTCCTCCAATCATTTGTCCCATCTTAATGCTGTCAGGCTTGTCGTTTTGCAAATACAACATATAGTCAACTGTAAACAGCGGCCCATGCCCTTCAGTTCCAGCTTCCCAAGCTTGCCTAACTACACGAAAAGCTCCACCCTCCTGCTCCATTCCTGCCATCGCCTCACTTAGCTTATCTGCCATTCTCTCAGCTTCCAGCAAATTGCCTTGCTCATAACGGATGCCAAAACGGTAGACCGCTAAATACCTGCCCTCCCGCTGCCGATCCAGTGTTGCTGAGATCAATCCGGGATGAAAATAAGCGGTTTGAGGTTTTTCTCCTTCTACATATACAGGCACATCAGGAAAATACCGCTCAAGTGTACTTGTAATGTGTTCTCGCAATTGTTGTACCGACATCACTCCATTCCTTTCTGATCTGCGACCGTTCGTCGATCCTTGATGGTGTTAACCTTCAACTGCATGAACATTAAGCAGACACCCCCTCAACTAGATTTAAGAAAAAAGGATACTATCCGAGGTTGGATAATATCCCTTCTTCATTAGGCAAATGCGAGAAGAATCTTTCACCGCTCGATTTGTTCTCATCACCCTTAGGGCGGAACTATTAGCAGAGCATTCATGCTCTTGCGGTGTTCTTTTGCTTCATTTGCCATGTTATAATCATACCCCCATATTTTCCTTGCGGAGAGGGTAAACGGACGAGGTTTTGACTAGCTTTGGGATGGTATAGAGCGGTTTTCTGGAGGTACACAATTGAAGACAAGCTAAAGAGCCTTGGTCCCTCCTTTTATGGACGGCAAGTTTTTGTGCAAGGATTATAAGGATAAAGTACATCCTGCAACTTATAGTTTCTTATAATTCAAAAAAAGACCGCATCATCCGCTCGGATGATACAGTCTTCTTTACTAATCACACAATTCTATTTCTATTAAGTAATACTCATTTTCTCTTTCTTTACCCTAGGCGCAGTTATTACTAAAGTTTGCAGAGACAGTAAACCGAGATCCGTTAACGCTAATGCCATCTTGTAAAAAGCCTTCGAGCGTATCTTCACGTAAGTGTCCTTACTTACCGGTGGATCAAACACATGATTGTAAATCGTATAATCGTACATCTCGTCTCTTCTCATATACCTTTCCCGTACCAGCTGCTGTTCTCTTGTATCGAGTCTCTCTACCACAGAGTCTATTGCGGAACAATAAGCTCTCCTTGCGGCGGGGATGTCCACATTATAAGAAGCTATCGCAGCAGTCTGATCAGTTACAGTGTTAGTAGGACCATGAAATCTTTCTGTGTATGAATAAGTTGTGCTAGCTTCTTTAGCTTCAAATGTAACGGTCTTAAAAATACGGTATTTCTCCAACATGCTCTCTATAGCGACCTGGGTTCGGCGACGGTCCAACTCTGGTAAAATTGATATGTTCATCATTTATGCACTCCTTTTGGGTTTAACTGAATGAGATTTAATTTGCGGAATTTTCCAGCCCAATGTGATAAAATAAATCTTGTTCGTATTCTGTTCGTATTTTTCTATAATATACCACTTCTTTACCAATCTCGTAAAACCCCGTTTTAGGCTGTTTTTATCGAAAAAGAGCGTATATCCCTCCATTATCTTGCCTTTTGGCAATAATATACGCTTTGTTGTTTACCTATTGGCAAAAATGGCTTATATTATTATCATAAGGTTACAGCCAATAAGGAGTGAGTTGAGATGAAACAGGAATTCGGGGATTATATGAAGCATCTTCGGGAAACAAAGGGACTCACCATTAATCAATTAGCAGTAGCTGCCGGAATCAGCGGTTCGCAAATTTCCCGGATTGAGAATGGATTAAGAGGGGTACCTAAACCAACCACGTTACGCAAAATTGCTGAGGCCACTGGCGTCCCCTACGAGGAGCTAATGGATCAGGCAGGGTATTTGCAGGACCAGACTCTTTCAAGCGATGAGGCTGTCCCAGATTGGGCCACAAGCAAAGATAAAAGAGACTTTCGAAAAATGCTAGAGGATGATGGAGAACTGATGTTTGACGGGATTCCATTAGACAAAGAAGATAAACAGAGGATAAAAGATGTACTAACCGGATTGTTCTGGGAAGCCAAACAAATGAATAAGAGAAAAAAATCCAAAGACACTAAATAACTATACTAACATGCTGCAGGTGAAGAACATGGATGAACTGATCAATAGTCTGATTAAAAAATATAAAACCAACTGCCCGTTCGAGCTTGCCGCAGCACTAGGCATTCAAGTTCGCTTCATGAACCTGGGGACTGGCACAAAGGGATTATATTATCGAAAACTAAGAAGAAGGTTTATCGTCATTCATAATGAGTTGCCTGTAGAATGGCAGCGGTTCGTTTGCGCGCATGAATTAGGACATGATCGGCTTCACAAGGGGATCAATCGCTTTTTTCTGGAGGAAAGCTCCTATTTCTCTCCTGGTAAGCTTGAACGTCAAGCTAATGTCTTTGCTGTAAAATTACTTTCATCGGGCAGAAGCCCCGAACAAGAGGAATCATGGAGAAACTATTACCTACGGATTGGAATTCCACCGGAAGTCCGATTTTTTTTGGAGGAATAA